CATTGAAAACTTGTCTGCTGCTGATCGCCTCAAGAACTTGACTGAAGCAGAAGAACTATACAAGAAATTAGGCATTACTGCACAAGAATCATTAAAGAAAATTGACGCTGCACAAAAAGAATTTGCACAAGGTCAAGCAATGAGCGAAATTGGCACTAACGCAGATCTTGCTCGTCGAGAGTTTGATCAGATGATGCAGTTGGATGGTGAATTCAACGCTGCTAAGAAAGAACGAATGGGCGAAAGATTTGCCATTGAAAATGATTTCTTTGCGCGAGCAGCCGCTCTGCGTCGTCAATACAAAGATCAAAATGATGCTGAATTACAAGGAGAACTTGCAAATCTTGAAGTGCGTAGAGTAGCAACATTAAAATCATTTGATGAACTAACACCAGACAAATTAGGCTTTGCTGAAACACAGCGTACTTTTGCTTACGGTTGGGAACAAGCATATCAACAATACCTACAAAGCACTGAAGATATGGCAGCATATGCTGCTACACAGTTTAGTAATTTAACCAGCGGGTTAGAAGAGGCATTTACAAACTTTGTAATGACAGGTAAACTAAGTTTTAAGAGTTTGATTAACAGTATACTTGCAGATGTTGCAAGAATGGCAGCACAAAATATTGTTAAAGGTATCTTTGGTGCAGTATTTGGTACTGGCAGTGGCATATGTACTAGTATGTTTGGCGGCCCAAGAGCCAATGGCGGTCCAGTACAAGCAGGTAAAACATACCTAGTTGGGGAGCGCGGGCCTGAGATGGTACGCTTTGGTCGCGCTGGCACAGTGATTCCTAATTCAAGACTTATGGAAGGTGGTGAATATGGTGGTGGAATGACACAGGTTGTGTATAACATTAGTGCAGTAGATGCGCCAAGTTTCAAAGCACTAGTAAGTCAAGATCCCCAGTTCATTTATAGTGTAACACAAGTTGGCGGCAAAAGAGCAGGTGTAAGATAATGAGTATACAAACGATAGTTAACAACGCAAGCAGTATCACAATTGACCGCCACAAGACCAGCGGCCAAACAATTAGTCGCAGCGGCTTATTACGCACAGCAGAACTTGCTAGTAATGTGCCATGGCTGTTTACAGTTGAAATGCACAATGGTTTAGCCTACAGCACCAATCGTGCTGTAACAGAAGAAATCGATCGACTAGATAGAACCATTGAAGAAACAATCAACATTGGCAGCAGTAATACAGGACTTGCTTATATCACAACATATCAAGGTGGTGCTACACTAACCAGTGCAACCATTAACAGCGTAAGCGGCAGCAATATCTATTTGAATTGCAGCAGTATTAGTGGTAGTGGTTTTATATTCCGCAAAGGTGATTATATTCAACCAGCCAGCAGTTACAGATATCCCTACACAGTAACAGCAGATGTAGCATACAGCACCAGCAGCAATGTAACTATTCCTGTGCACCGCCCAGTTATTAGTCAAACTGGTTATACATTTGCAGGCAAAAGCATTGTAGTTGGCAGCAATGTAACTTGGCGTGTTAAGATGCTTAAGAAGCCAACATACACAATTGTACCTTATGACAGAATTCAGTGGGACAGTGGGTTTCAATTAATAGAAGTAATTACGGAAGTGTAAGATGACAACACCTATTAGTGCAGTAGACGGTCAAAATAATATTAGCCATGCGCTGTTCATGGATATTACTCTTGGCGGCACCACATATTATATTAGTAGTGCATACAAGCCTATTACCATTGGCGCTAACACCTATAACCAACTAGGTTATTTTTTACAAGCAGGCAGTTTACAAGACGATCTAAAAAGCAATAACAATGACATGCAGATTAGTCTTAGTGGTGTACCCAATACACTAGTAAGCATTGTACTAGGTACACCTATCAAAGGTGGTAATGTTGTAATCAAACGCGGTTTCTTTGATACCAACACTGATGAAATTATCAGTGGACAAGTGTACACACGCTACACAGGTATCATTACAAATTTTAACATTGAAGAACAAAATGATCCGTTCAGTGGTGATAGAACACATACTGTGGTAATCAGTTGTGCAAGTTTAAACCAACTACTAGAAAACAAATTAATGGGACAAAGAACCAACGGCAGTGATAGAAAAAGATTCTATCCAGGCGATATCAGTTTTGATCGTGTAAAAGATCTACAAGGTATTAGTTTTGACTTTGGTAAGAAGTACACTGGTGGTACCGGCTATGGAGGCGGTGGTGGTGGTGGCGGTGGCGGCCGCTTTGATGGATTTGATTTTAATATTAATTTTAATTAGGTGTAAAATGAAAATAAGATTTGCAGGTATAAAAGATTTTGATAGAATAATGTCGTTGATGATTAATTTTGCTAATGCTGCACCAGTTGAAGCATTGCATAATCCAAAGTATAATTACCGAGGTGTGCAAAATTTATTAACAATGATTTTAAAAAGCGGAACAATTATTGTTGGTGAGGTAGATGGAGTAATACAAGGCATGTTGATTGCGGGCGTTGATAGCAATCCATGGTTACCTCATGTAAAGACATTAAAAGAAATGGCATGGTGGGTTGAACCAGAGTATAGAAATACCAGTTTAGGATATCGCATTTTAAAAGAATATATTAGAGTAGGCAAGTTAGGTCAAGAAGTAGGTGCAATCAGTAATTTTACAATTACAACATTGATGGAAAGTCCAATTAGAGATATGGAAAAATTTGGTTGGATACCCATTGAAAAGAATTATGTGTATGAGGGTAAGTAAATGGCAGTCTTTTCATTAATTGGCGCAACAATTGCAGGTGCAATCGGCTTAACCGGTACTTTTGGTGCTGGGCTGTTTGCCGGTCTCAGCATTGCTGGTACAATTGTTGCTAGTGCTGTTGCTGCTGGCCTCGCATATGGTACTGCAAAGATACTTGGTGTAGGCAAAGTACCTAAACCAGAAGATCCAGGCGCAAAGATTCAGTTACCACCCGGCACTGATAATAAAGTAGGCAAACTATACGGTCGCAATTACATGGGCGGCATTATCATAGATGCTGAAATCAAAAATCAAAACAAAACAATGACTTACGCATTGGTGTTAAGTGAATTTACACCAGGCGAAACATGGACTGTGAATAAGATTTATCGCGGTGACAATGAATTGGTGTTTGGTTACAGTGGTGCTCAAAATCACATTGTAAGTAGTATTATTGACAGCAACGCAACAGCGACCAATAGTGTAGGAATTCAAAAGAAATGGGATAATGGTAAGATCCGTTGTAGAGTTTATGCTGGCGGCAGCAGTAGCACTAATCAAATCTTCCCAACCACAAACAAAGTAAACGCATATGGATTTGGCACAGGACAGTTTAGTAACTGGAGTGCATCAAATGGCATGGCTAATTTAGTTTTTGCTATTTTTGAAATTGATTATGATCCAGAGAACAACTTGGTGCAATTGGATGCTATCACATTTGACATTGAAAATAATGTAAGCAACCCAGCCAATGTATTACTTGATTACTTACGCAACGACCGCTATGGTTGTGATCTTGCTAATACTTTTATTGACACTGATAGTTTCAATGCTTGGTTTACATATTGCAATACCAGTGTAAATTATTACGACAGCGCAAATGTGTTACAAAGTCATCCACGCAGTGAAATTGATGGCATTGTTAGCACCTATAACAACTGCAAAGAAAACATTGACAAGATTTGTCGCAACAGCGGTGCATTCTTTACCTACAATAATAAAACAGGTAAGTTTGGTGTTGTGGTTAATCGTGCAGCCACTACTGGTGAAAAAGCCAATGCCTATGTGTTTAATGATGATAACATTATTAGCAAAATAACATTGACCAATACTGACCTGTTTAATTTATACAATCAAATGGAAGTAGAATTTCCCAGTGTTGTACAACGAGATCAAACTGACACCGTATTCTTAGAAACACCGTCTGGCAGTAGAAATATCAATGAACCAGACAACAAATTAAATGTTAGATTAGACATGGTTAATGATCGTGCTCGTGCAATTAATCTTGCCAACATTGATTTACGCCAAAGTCGTTTTAGTACTGTTCTACAATTTAGAGCAGACTATCAAGCACTACAAGTTGACGTAGGTGATGTTGTTAAAGTTAGCAATGAAATCTATGGCTTTACTAACAAACTGTTCCGCGTAATGCGTACCACTGAAGTCGAAGATGCAGATGGTATGCTCAGTGTTGATATACTATTGTTAGAATATGACGATAGTGTGTACACTGAAACCGTAGAAAATAGTAGTGTGATACCAGACAATAGTGGTATTCCAAACTGGTGGGCATGGAACGCTAATGCTAATATCTCACTGGGCAATATTACCATTGCCAGCAATGTAATTTATGGCAGTAATGCAAACATCTACAATCCAAATACAGGCAATGTGATAGGAAATATTAATATTGATGATGCACTATTTAATGGTAACATTAACTTTGGTAATACTAATCCATGGG